TTAAGTGGGTCAAGCGCCGATTGCACATTACCCTTGACCCTTGGCAGCAGTACGCTCTCTATCGGATGCTGGAACATGATGCTGACATGCGATTGCTTGCATCGACGGTGCTGTTGTCAGTGGCGCGGCAGAATGGCAAGAGCGTCATTGTCCGTGGCATCGTCGGTTGGATACTGGACGAGGGGCATAAGTGGGACACATTCCGCAAGTGGGACTTTATCCTGCTGGCAGCACACGATGCGAAACAGGCTCGCATCCCGTATGACTACATCCGGCGCGATGTCATGTCCTACTCAGACATCAACACATGGGGCCACAGCGCGAGGCGTCAGGGAGTAGCGCGAGCGCGGGCAACGCAATACACCGGCATCGAGTTAAACGGTGTCCGGGTGGACGTGGCAACGTCACAGCCGGGTAGCGCCCGTGGCATCTCGCCCGGACTTATCTGCTTTGACGAGGTGCTTACGCAGACATCGTTTGAGACATACGAGGTGCTATCCCCGGCGCAAGTCGCCATCCGCAATGCCATGATGCTGATGACGAGTACAGCAGGGTTTGCGGACAGCGTAGTGCTACGGGCCATGTATGACCGCCTATACCGCCAATCGACCAACGCTGAGCAGCATGACCCATCGTTTATGGGGCTGTGGTGGAGGGCGGACGATGATGACGTGGAGCCGTCCGATTGGGAGCAGATTGTCAAAGCCAATCCTGCATTCGATGGCGGTCGCGGACTGTCTCGCCAGATGATAGAGAACGAGTATCTAATCTTGCCCAAGGGGTCATGGATTAGGGAGCGTCTTAATCGGTGGCATGATGAGCGAGTCGATGCGCCATTCAGCATCGCTGCTTGGGGTGCCTGTCGAGTACCTAAGCCACTGCATCCGTCGGCAGTCTCGGGCAACTACGTCATCGCCTGTGACGTTACATCAACGTGGAGCGAGGGCAGCATTATCGTTGCAGCGATGCGGAAGGATGGTAAGGTTGGGATCGAAGTACATCGGCACTTGCTAGCGCGGGGAGATACCCCGCTAGCGGCGACGGACTTTACGCGGGAAGTGGCAGCGATAGCAGCAAAGGTCAGAGTCGATGCCATCGTATATAGTGCATCGTCGGCACTTGCGCCAGCATTCGAGCGACATGCAGTGGAGAGTATGCTTCCGTATCAGTCCCTCCCGGCAACGAAGGTTCTCATGGCTTGCTCTGACTTTGCAGAGGCAGTCACTAGCCAGCGACTTGCCCACGATGACCCATTCCTTGACAGTCAAGTGGCAGGAGCGCAGCGCCGGTTCGTTGGTACTGACGGTGCTTGGCGGTGGACGATTAGCAACAGTCCTGTTACTGGTGTGGTTGCTGCGACCTTCGGCGTTGCCACTGCTGCTAAGTCATTCCATCCGGTGCAGGTATTCATGTAAGTTGCTTACATTGGGCAAGTCTGTTATCATTACAGGGTGAGTAAGAAGCATCACACTTCCTCCAAAGTAGAGAAGCGTGATGCGGTGGTGCCAGTCCGCATCGAGGCTGTAGCGAGCGAGTCTCGCTATCGGGAGGTTATAACTTCCTCCCTTGCAATCCCCACAGCAGCGTATCCCCTGACTGTCGTAGAGGCAGCAGGGGTTTCCGCTGTCCGGCGCTGTGTCTCGCTGATTGCTAACGCGATTGCAGGGCAGCGGTGGTCAGAGTGGGAGGGCGAACCGGCAACGCGATTGCAGCAGACGAGTCGCATCGTCAAGCGACCAGCAGCGAGCATGACCCGGCGCGAATGGGTGTGGCGTGTCATTGCGTCGATGGCGCTGACTGACGTGCAGTACATCTACATGGTTGGCGGCGTTGATGACGAAGGGGTGCCGGGTAGCCTAATCCCGCTGCCGCGCGAGGCTATCCAGCCATCGGGCATGGTTGACCCTTGGGGTGTGTTTCCTCCGTCTGCTTACAGCATCTCTGGTATCTCGGGCACAGTCTCTGGCGAGGCTGTCATTCCGATGCGCTCGGCGTTCTGGCCCGGTGTGCCAATCCACTTGCAAGGCATCTTGCAGATGGCTCGCAATGCCATGATGATGGCTCATGCGAGCGATGCCTACGTCTCGCGGTACTGGCAAGCCGGTGGCGCACCGACGACTCAGATTACAACTGAGCAGTTTCTAGACGACACTCAGGCTGACGCCATCGGCAATCGCTACCGGGCACGTCGGGCGAAGGGGCCAGACTTCCCGTTGGTTCTCGGGCAAGGTGCGAGCGCATCGCCTTGGGGTGCTGATGTCTCGCAGCAAGCAGCGGTAGAAGCGCGGCGCGAGATTGTCATTGAGATTGCGAACCTGTTTGGCGTTGCTGCCCATTACGTCAACGTGGTGCCGACAGGCTCGTCTCAGACTTATGCCAACATCCAAGACGAGGCGCTGTCTCTGGACAGGTTTACGCTCGCTGGTTTCTATGACCCAATCCAAGACCTTGTAAGTGACTTACTTCCAGAGGAACGGTTTATGTTGATTGACATGACCCGACTGACGCGAGCCTCGCAAGAGTCGCGCTTCCGGGCATGGGCAATCGCCACTGGCAATAAGCCTTGGATGATGCCGGAGGAAGTCAGGACTGAGGAAGGCATGGGGCCATCGCCAGAGATAGAGGCGATTGACGAAGCGCGGGTAAAGTCGATCGAAGCGGGAGCAGAAGGAATGGCCCGCGCTGGCGGACAGGAGCAGCAGGGACAGCAGCAGGAGCAGAAGCAAGAGGAACCAGTCAATGCCTGAGACTCGCACGACAGCACTTGGCAATGTCGAAGTCAGAGACGTTGACGGTTCGCCCGGTCGCTTTGAGGGCATGGCGCTTCCGTATGGCGTCACCATTGACGTTTCCTACGGGCGCGAGCGGTTTGTTCGCGGAGCGTTTGCGGATGCCGTTCGGGATATCAACGGTGGCGAGAGAGTCGCCTATCTGAACAGGCACGGCATTGACGGTGGCGTTCCCGTTGGTGTCATCAACCACTTGCAGGAACGCGATACCGGACTCTGGTTCGCTGGTGACTTTCTGGATGTTCCAGAAACGCCACAGGCTCGGAGTCAGGTACAGTCTGGACTCAATGGCGTCAGCGTTGAGTTTGTGCCCGGTAAGCATCGGCGCAAGGCTGACGTTATCGAGCATTACAGCGGGGCGAGACTCGCTGCTATCGCGGGCAGTTATGCGCCAGCATATCGCATGGCGCGAGTTGCACTAAGGAGCGTCGCGCGAGCGACAGGAAGGGGCATGGTGCCTAATCTGACCGTTGCTGCGCTCACGGAGCGACGCGACACAATCACGTCTCAGATTGCCGCAGTGCGGTCGATTGCGGAGACAGAGGACCGGGCGCTTGACGAGGCTGAGACTCGGGACATCGAGAGTCTCGGACAGCGACTGACCAACGTTGACGCGCTCATTGTCGATGCGCGAGCCGACGAGCAGCGGCGCGATGCAGAGCGGCGTTCGCTGCCGTCGCAGCGCACTGGTTCGCCCGCTGTGGTGACACGCTCGGAAAGCGTCTACGGACCCGCATCCGGGCATTCGTACTTCGCTGACTTGCTGGTTGCCAACCGGGACAGCGGAGCGAGCGAGCGACTGCACCGGCACAAGTCGCTTGTCATCGACCTTGCGGGGCAGATGGATAGGGCGACAGACAGCAGCGATATCGCTGGTGCCTATCCCACGTCCTACTACCCTGACCTTTATGTGCCGGACATCGCTTACAGTGGCCCGCTGTCGGCGTTCTTCGCTACCACCACAATCGGTGCGCCTAATCCAATCATCGTCCCGACGTTCGGGTCAGTGACTGGCGATACCGACGTGCAGACGGCAGAGAACGCGCCAGTTGCCAATGTGGACGTTGCAACGGGTCCGGCAACCCTGACACCTAAGACAATCGGTGGCGAGTCGATTGTCTCGCGTCAGGCTGTCGATGGCGCGTCTCCGGGCACTGATGTCATCATCGCCAATCAGTTGCGCGAACTGCTGATGCGGGACACGGAGCGAGAGATTGCGCTTGTGCTGGAGGCGCTTCCGGCAGCGGGCGCAATCCCTGACACCGCTGGTGCCGCTGGTGCTGGTGCTGACTTGCACAACGGTATTGCCGGTGTTCTTGGGCAGTACTATGCGGGTGCTGCTGCCGGTGGTGCTGGCGCTCGTATGCTCCCTGCTGAGGGGGTGTTTGTGAACGCAACCGATTGGGGCAACCTGACCGGGGCTGTTGACGCATCCGGGCGCTCGCTGCTTTCTTACGTCAATCCGCAGAACGCGCTTGGGCAGCAGGGGTCAGCGCCCGGTTTCCAGAGCGCGATTATCGGTGGCGTCCCGGTCACTCCCGCATGGGCGCTGCTGGCGGATACCAACGAGATTGTCGCACGTCGGAATGATGCGCGGCAGTGGAAGTCGGCAATCCTTGACCTTCGCCTCATTGAGCGCGAGGGGCCGCAGAGCATCGTCTTTGCAATCTGGCAGTACTTCGGTTTCGCGGTTCTGGAGCCGAAGGGCGTTCGTCGCTACACCTACACCAACGTCTAGGTAAGTCACTTACATTCGGAGGTGAGAAATGGCGCACGAGAATAAGCCAACCAGCGCCAAGACTTCCAATAAGGCTGAGGCTGACAAGGCTGAGGAACTGGAAGTGGCAGAGGAAATCCATGAGACTGCCGAGAGCGAGACTCCGACATCGAATGATGTTGGTAAGCAGACTCTCACGAAGGCGGACATGGGTGGACGCGATGTGACGGTTGATGGGGTGCCAGAGGAAGAACTGGCAACGCCTCGTCATCCTGACGACCCGTCGGGCGATTAGCCAATGTATTCTCTGACGGCAGAGCAGGTTCTAGCATTCGTCGGCGTTACGGTGCCAACGGACGAGGAAACTGCATGGGCCACGATGGTCGCCAAAGCGTTGGTTGCAGGACTGACGCAGCGACTGAATGGCGCTGTCATTGTCGATGGCTCTGCCGCAGAGGATGAACTGAACGTTGCTTTGATGATTGGCGGTGCCGAAGGGTACAAGCGTCGAGAAGCAACGTTTGGCTTGACTGGCTACGCGGACTTGGAGGGCAACGCCATTCGGGTAGCGCGAGACTATCTGGATGGCGTTCGCCCGCTAATCGAGCGGTACAGCGTTCCGGGCATCGGATGACACTGACCGATGCTCGGGCGGAGTTGCTCGCTGCGCTAGAGGCAGCGGGTGTTCGTGCGTTCTATGGCATGGGCACGTTTGCTGCGCCATGCGCTCGCATCTTCCCGTCAGAGCCTTGGGTCGAAGTGTCGGGACGGTTTAACGGACGAAGGACGCAGACTTGGGAGGTTTGGGCTGTCGCGGGGAGAACCGACTCAATGGCAACGTTTGACGAGTTGGAGTCAATGGTGGTTTCGATCGACTCCGCTATTGACGCGTTGCAGAGTTGGTCCCATCCCACATGGCGTAGGCCAGCCGTTACCGATATGGGCGGTACTAAGTACTTTGCCTGTCGCGGTACTATCGAGACGATAGCGGAGGTTCATTAGTCATGGCGACAATCCTGTTTATGAAAACCGCCAAGTTTACCCTCTCGCTTGCTGCCGCTCCCGGCACTGAGTTTCAGGGTGACGCAGCAGACGTGCATGTCGAAGTGACAGCGGGCGATACCGTTGACTACCCGACACTTGACGGAAACGTCGCGTCGAATGCGGAGCCAGAGACTTACGCTCTGGTGATGCGAGCCGGTCAGGATTACAGCACGACCGGATTGGCTCGCTTCCTTTGGGACAATAAGGGCGAGGTTGCCGATGTGGTGCTTAATGCTCACGGGCAGTCAGTTGCCAACAGCGCCGAGACTCCCGCTGTGACCGGGCAAGTAACGCTAATCCCGGTGCAGTACGGTGGAGAAGTTGGGACCTTCGCTGAGTTTGAGGTTACGCTGCCGTTTGTGGCGACTCCGACACTCGCGGTTGCGTAGCATAGTTATGCATCTTCGGGTGTATAACTATTCGTGACCTTTGGCCCTTGACAAAAAGTGTCAAGTATGCATTGGAGGCCCAAAAACGCTAGGAGCCACGCTAAGGCCAGTTAAAACCAAAAGTAATGTCCTAGCATTACTTTGAGAAACGGGAGCCGTAGCGGGCTTCCTAGAGCGTTGTGGGGCATTCACGAGGGGAGATTGTCAGTCACTTACATCGCATAAAGGGTATGCATAGGATGGCTGAAAAAGGCATCAAGTTTGTCGCCACCGGGATACCGGAGACGGTCGCAGCATTCGACAGGTTCGCTGATATGGACTTGGAGAAGGCTGAGGACAAGGCGGCAAAGGCAATCCTCCCGACAGTCAAGGCAAACACCAGACACGATACAGGCTCGATGCAGGGAGCATGGAACGTCGAAGGTGGCGCATTCATCAACAACGTCGATTACGCAAGTTATCAAGAGTTTGGGACACGCTTCGTGCCAGCGGCGTTCGCAGTGCAGAGAGCATGGGACGAGAAGCAGAGCGAAGTAGAGAAGGCGTTTACTGAGGTAATCGAGCATGCTGCAAGTCAAGCAGGACTTGACACTTGACGTTCTGCCAGAGCCGCGCCATATCACTCTGAACGTTGCCGGGATTACTCCCGGCAATCTGACGTTGCTGGATGCGTTGGACATCGCTGACGCATCCGGCGTTGGCGTTGACGAGATGGTGGATGTGCTGAAGGGGCCACAGAACCGGACCCAAGGATTGCTGCTGTACGCAATGGCTTGGGTCATGGGGCGACGGGTGGAACCGGGGCTGACGTTTGAGGAAGTCAAGTCATGTCATCTGCATGTTGTCGGGTCAGCCGCATCCGACGATGTGATAGAGGCAGAGCAGAAGCGAGCGGCAGCGGTTGTCAGCGTTGCGCTGCTGGCAGGGGTATCTCCGGCAGAGGCTGAGGACATGACGGTGGCTGAGGTTTCGGCAGTCACGTCGATTACCAAGGCACGTCGTCGCGCTCGGAGGCGCTAGCATGGCAGAAGTCGGCGTTGACATTACCGGCAATAACAAAGACCTTGTTAAAGCGATTGACGGCGCGACCAAAGAGATACGCGCATTCGGGAAGTCGCTAGACACTGGCATTAGCACTGGCAAGATTGACGCTGCTACTGATGCCATCCGCAAGGTTGGGAAGGTTACAAAAGATGTTCTAGTCGCTGGCAAGGATGCCGCAGCGGCAGAGGAACAGTTTGCTCTTGCCTTGGGTAATGCCGGGATCGAAGCAGAGTCACACAAGGCAGCGATGGACGCTGCTGTGGTTTCTGCACAGAAGATGGCGTTTACGGATGACGAGGCGCGAGCATCGCTGGTTGCTTTGGCTGGCGCGACTGGCAGCGCGGGTGTGTCTGTCGAGTTGCTGGCGCAGTCTCAGGACATCGCGCGATTGGCTGGCGTTAGCCTAGAGTCTGCGACTGACGCAGTTGCCAAGGCATACGCGGGTCAGGACACGGCGCTACTTCGGATGCTGCCCGGATTGGAAAAGGGCGCAACCGGGATGAACACCATCCAGAACGCAACCGAGTTGGCTAAAGGCTCTGCTGATACCTACGCCGCATCTGCAACCGGGATGGGCGAAAAGGTCAAGATTGCTTTCAGCGAAGCAGCAGAAGCGATTGGCGGCGCGTTGCTTCCAGTGCTGAAAGACTTGGGCACGGCGCTTGGGCCACTCATCATCGCGTTCGCTAAACTGGTAGAGTCGCTGCTGCCAGCGTTGCTGCCGCTCGTCAGCGCACTGGCGCGGGTTGCTGAGATTGCAGCGAAGGCGATTACCAAGATTGTCGATGCAGTGACCAGACTGATTACCAAGATTAGGGAGTTGCTTGGTCCATTGCGCGAAGCAGTGGACGGACTGAAAAACCTTGACCTTAATCCGTTTAACGGGAAGTCTGCGCCAGCGCCGATTAGCGGTCCATCTGTAAGTGGCTTACAGTCTGGCGGTGGCTCTGCGACTCGCGCGGGTGGAGTCACCATTAACATCTATGGCGACCCGTCTGTGATTGAGGCGCGAGTTACCAAGGCGTTGCGCGATTACGCACGTCGCAACGGCGCTGGCAGTGTCTTTGCTCCGGGTCGCACTTAATGGCACTTCCGCCTCTGCCCGCTATTGGTCGCGCTCGCATCGAGATATTCGGACCAGCGCCGGGTAGCGCGAAGTGGGGCGAAGCGCTTTGGGGTGTCTCTACATGGCCCGGACTTGGGTGGAATGACATTACACCGCAGAGCATGGTTGCTACTGTGACATGGGGTGCCGATGACCCTGCTGGTGTGCTAACCGTTCCTGCTGCCGGTTCTTGGACTGTCAACACTTACGACCCTGAACGTATCCTTGACCCGTCTAACGGGCAGTCACCATACGCCACAACCATCCGTCCGGGTAAGCCAATCCGATTGGCATACGTCAATGAGTCTGGTACGCATAGGGTTGTGCGTCAGGGACTGATTGACGAAGTTAAGTACGACCTTGTGACAGCCAAAGGCTCGCTGCGGGGAACGGACCAAGTACAGTTGATGGTCGGAGCGCATCTGCCGGAAGGTCAGCATACTGACCCGTTGATGCCGACGACACTGCGAGCGCGGGCGCAGTATGTTATCAATAAGGCTGGACTTGGGTCGCTTGTTAAAGTCATGTTGGTTGATGAGTTAATCTACAATGGTGACTTTGAGTTAGGACTTACTGGTTGGGCAACGATTGGTAATGTCCGCATTACGCCAACTAGAGCCGGTGGTGGGAATGTTTGTCATATCACTGGCGACACTGGCTTCCCCCAGATACAGGGGCAAGCGCTACCGCTAACAGGTGGGGTTACTTACAGGCTGTCGTGCTGGGGCAGAGCGACTGGTGCAACCGGAGATTGCAGACTGGACGATGCTGGGGGAGTGACCGCATCATTCCTGCACTTCGATGCTGGCCCGGATTGGGTATACAAAGAGACTAACTTTGTGCCACCGGCAGACGGCATGTACCATATCCTTGCCTACAATGCCGCTGGCCCGGTTGGGTCAATCGTCGAGTACGACAATATCAGTTTCGGGGAAGTGCTAACGGACCCGCCAGTAGGCAAGGTGCAAGAGCGCGAGGCGACAGTATGGAACATCATTCTGACTGCCGCCTACGATGCGCTGTATGCGACGTGGATGGACAGGTACGGGACGTTGCGTTTTCGATCCTTTGGCAATCCCCGCGATACTGGTTTTCAGGCTGGCGGAGTGGACGGTATCGCAATCAGTAACATGGAGACTGACGCCTCGCTACAGAATGTGTTTACGCGCATCTCTACCTTTGACATTGCGGTTTCGCCCGGACAGCCAGTGGTAGCATTCGACGCGACCAAGGCGAGTATCTATGGCGACATCCTGCTGCATCGGGACCAGCCAGTGCCCAACGCGCGAGCATGGGTTGATAGCATCCTTGCTGACCGTGCTGGTGCGTCATTGCAGTACTCGCCCGGTACGCTGTATCCACAGACGGAGGATGCGCTAGAGAGCATTCTTGACTTGGGCATGGTGGACATCGCGCATCTGGTAGTGGAGTCAGTCACGCCATCCATCGACGTTGCTGCCCGCGTACTCGGAGGGACGATTACTGCCGATACAGATACCGGGTGGACGGCGCATCTCAGCAGTTACATTCCGGCAAAGGAATGGGAGGAAGCAGACACTCCCCCGCCAGTCATTCCGCCAGAGCCACCGTCAACGACACAGGTTGTGCGTACTTACAACTGCACTGCTGACGCTAGGCTCGCGCATTCGTCATCTCTGGATGCTGGCAACGGGACTGACGTGCAGTTGCCGATTGGGTACATCAGTCCGTATCGCAATCGGGCAGTGCTTGACTTTACTGACATTCCATTCTCCGGTGTGGTGCGAGTTGTCAAGGCAGAGTTGGTAGTCAAGATTGGCACTAACTCATGCGGGGCATTCGGGTCAGAACCAAAGGTTAACGTCTCGCGGATTACCGGCAGTTGGAGCGAAGGCAGTTACAGCGCATCATGCGGTTTCGGTACTTCCAACAGCGTCAAGTATCCCGGTCCTTCCGTAACGTCATCCGGGTCAGTGACAACCACGGTGCCCAAGGGCACTGGAACAGAGAAGGCGATTGACATTACCGCGATTGCAGAAGCATGGCGTTCGGGACAGGCGCAGCGCGGCGTTATGGTCAAGTCTGCTGGCGAGGATACCAGCAAGTACACAACCTGTTTCTACTCTCGCCATCATGGGACATCTGGCAATCGTCCGTTCCTACGGTTGACGCTAGAGGTTGCAGCATGAGAACGGAGACAATCAAGCGAGGACTTGCGCTGTTGGCGCTCATTCTGGCAGTGGCGTCATTCGCTGGTATGGGAGCGACCCTGCTTGCAGTGGCGATTATCCTAATCGCGGTGGCAATCGTTCTGTAAGCCACTTACAAAAAGGAGGCAGCACAATGGCGGTTCCTACTCCCCCGACAGCGGGTGAACCCATCGCAGAGGCATGGGGCGATGTGGTGCATGACCAAGTGGTTGCAATGGAGTTTCAGGCTGGCAGTTTTATTGCGACTGCGCCCGGTGGCAGCACGTTTGCTGATGTCGGTGTGGTATTCCCGCATCCGTTTGCTGCTGGCAGCAAGCCGACAATCATGCTGACGATGGGGTCGATTGACCCGACGGCTATCTCAGCGGGCCACACAAGCGTCACCAACGTTGGCTTTACCTGTCGCATCTCCAAGGGCAATGGCAATCTCTCGGCGTTTGGGTGGACAGTTACTTATCTCGCCTTTGGCCCCCGCGCATAGGCCATGAATGACATCGAGTATATTGCGCGGTTGCCGCGAGCCATCGCAGTAGCGGTTGGCTTACGGCAACTTTCGCCACGTCCTGACCGTATTCCGGGGATCGAAAACCTACGCCATGTCGAGCCAATCGACACTGGTGGCGCGTTTCGTCCTGACTGGCGGATGCAAGACCCTGCCAAAGACCCAAAGGAGCCTTACGGGTCAGAGAGCAGCGGCGCTGGCAATGACCACGGTTGGAGCAACTGCACGGCAGTCAGCGCGGCGCTTGCTTACGCATATCACACTCAGGACAAGTCAGGACCGCAAGGTGGCGACATGCGCCACCATCAAGACGACCAATCTGGCGGCACTGACCTTTACGACATGCGGACAGCATGGGACAGGTACGGCAACCAGACACTGACAATCAAGACTGGTGCCGGATGGGGTGCGGTCAAGACAGCGCATAATGAGCGCAGAGCCATCATCATCCAAGGCGAGGGTAACGTTCCCGGCAGTGAGTCATTCGATGGCGGTCACGCATGCGTCATTGGCGCTGAGACTCACAGTGACGGACGATGGCTGTTTGGCGACCCGCTAGCGGATGGCTGGCAGTGGGTCAAGCCATCGGACATCGAGACATGGGCAAAGCGATTGTCGAGCAGCATCTACTTCGCTGTATCGAAGGTGCCACCGGCAGAGACGACAGCGCCGACGACACCACCGCCAGCGCCGGTGCCCGATTGCCCGGATTGTCCTGACCCGCAACCGATGATTGACAGTGCGATTGCAGTGCATGAGCAGAAGTTGCTTAACGATGCGTACCTGTGGTCGAAGCATCCTGACGAACAGCCACCGTTCCCGATTGGCGACATTATCGAGATGGTGCCTAATGCCGGTTGGGACGTTGGCAAGTGGAACCAGACGACTTGGTATCTTGACCCGAAGGCAGCGCGATGGGGCGAAGCAGTTTGGGCAGGCTCTGGCGATATCCCCGGAGGGGTATGGGCATAACTTGCATATATGCAGTCGAGGGTGTATACTATACATCGGTGCCCGGTGTCGCTCTGGCACAGTCTCCGCCGGGCACTAACTGATATGTAAGGGACTTACAATCTCCGAGACTGTGCCAACTTTACGGAGAGACTGTGTACCAATCGTGAAGGTATCCGTATACCGTGACCTTGGCGACCATGAGGTTGACGGTACAAGGATGTGGCAAGGCGGTGGCCCGATTGGGGCGCTTCGCGCTTATCAGGCTTACCATCCCGGCGCTGCCATCTATACCGTCACCTATCGCGGGCGCACTGTCTGGATGACATCGAAGCAGCAAGCGATATGGTCAGAGGTACAGAAGTACTGGAAGCGCGAGAAGCGCGATACACTGGAACGGATTGCTACCGTTGTCGGATGCAGTCGAGCCACCGTATCGCGCTTCCTTCGTCGCCTTGACCTTTGGCGGTTTATTGACCTTGTGACATTGCGCGGTCGCGGTGGTGGAACGTTCATCTTTACGCGGACATGGGAAGAACCGCAGCGATGGACGATGCGCGCTCGGGATCGAATACGCAACTTCCGGGCATGGCTAATCAGACGCGATGCGCTCATTGCCTTGGAGCCGGTGTTAGCGAAGTACCGGCAACCACGGAGGGTGCAGGAGCCGTACTGGAAAACGGCAACCCAACCACCACTCCGACTTGGTAGTACGGATGCAACTTTTAGATGACGAACGAAGATTAGCGGAGGCGTTATCGGAGACAAACGGACAAGCCATTGGCGAACCGCATTACGCGGTTGGCTTTGGTTTGCCAAAAGGCTAAGTTGACGTGTAAGTGGCTTACATGGTAAGATGTCATAGACAGGGAGTTACCTGTCTGCATTAGGAGAACAGAGACAGTGCCTAAGACGTATGAATACCAGTGCGAGAAGCACGGTCCTTGGACGGACTTCCACGCTAACAAGAGGGCAACCTACGATTGCCCGACGTGTCTGGTAGAGAACCAGAACCATTACGCCATCCTTTACGGACGGCAGATTACCACCACACACCTGCTGATGGTGGCTAACGACTCCCTGACTTACACCGCTACCGCGCGACGCCTTGCGCGGCAGTTGGCGGATGTCGTCGCGTCGAATGGTATCCCGGCAGCGCAAGGCTGGCTGGAAGGCTGGTGGTATGCCAGTGGCAATAGCACCGACGAAAACAACGAGGCATGGAAGGCGCTTCGCATCATCCTTGGGACGGTGTAAGTGACTGACATCCGACTCGATTGGAAACTCTGTGAGTGTAACGCTCACTACCCCTACGTCTGCAATCGCAGACGAGCATGGCGCAAGAGGATGTGTAAGCAATGCTTCGACTACTGTACGCGCTAGGGATTAGCGCACCACCGGCACCGCCAGCGCATTGGGTCGCAGCGTATCGCCAGACGCGAACCGCGAACCGCGCTCCCGGTATCGGACTGCCAATCTTCCTATTGCTCTGGTGGAGCCTATGACAAAACTGTAATGTTTGTTAAGGCGGCTTAACCAAAAACCCATTGACACTCGCTGTGAGTGTGCTATATTAAGAGAGTCAAGAGAGGGACACAGCAAGAACCTTAGGAGCCTAGAGCACCGGCGGTTCTTCGCAGCAGATGCAGGTTTCATCCCTGCTAACTCTCTTGACAACCAATCCGCTGCCACCGGAATGTAAGTGGCTTACAGGAAAGAGGATAGAGACTGTGACCGATACCGCCGTCGCCATTCAGGGCGAAGTCGTCAATACTGCCGAGGGTAGCGCCGAGGTTCGTAAGGCGATGCTTAAGGAGAACGAAACTGTCATCCGAAAGAACTGGAAGGTTCTGGAGGAAAAGGGACAGAACGTTTACCGGGCGCTGACAATCATCCACTCGTTTAACCTGTGGAAGTTGCACACCGATGCCAAGGGCAAGCGCAAGTACACCAACTTTGAGACGTATCTGTCTCAGGAGTTTGGTTGGACGCTTAGCCGGGTGCGGGCGCTGCAAGTCATCAAGGCAACGCGAGCGCAGATGATTGAGTCGGGCGAACTGCCCGCCAGCACTGCACAGTCGCGGACACGCACCGCACCGGAAGTCACTTCCGAGCGGGCAGCGAAGGTCACGTCAGCGCAGTTGGTCAAGGTTCTGGAAGCCTTTGAGGGTCGCGTCAATAACATTGACGAGGGCGACCCGGACAAGGCAGAGATGGTCCGTATCTTCGGAGATGCCGCAGAGGCCATCAACGCAATCGTCAGCGACCTTGACGAGATTGTCGCCCGCAACGCTGCCGATGCAGATGACACGGACGAGGACGAGGACGAGTCTGAGGATGACGCCTCGTAAGTAAGTGAGTTACACGGAGGGTGGAAGTACCACCCTCCGTTACTCGTATTGGATTGGAGTGGAAAGACTGTGCCAAGCAAGGTGCCCGATATCATGGGCATGGTAATCGACCTAGAGGACGGGCAGCAGTGGGACGATGTAGTCTCACTGACCATGACCCGCGAACAGGCAATGATTGCCATGTCTGCATGCAGCATCATGCTGCGTAATGTGATGGACGGAATGGAAGGTGCAAGGGGCGCTGCCGACGAAGGCGATATCCTCGCTATCGTCATGGGGCCACACCTGTACCAGTCCGCCAAGGACTTGCAATCGACAATGCGGACGATGGCAGAAACGCTACTGCCCGCGCTGATTGCAGAGGTTGACAAGGTGGACGCTAGCAAGCCACCAGTCAACTAACCATATGTGCCCGCTGCTATCTCCCCCCGGTGGCAGCGGGCATACAACATTGGAGAGACAATGCCAGAAGTCTATACGTTTCCAGAAGTCAGAGCAGCGGCAGCCAAGGTAAGCATTCGATCCCGGCTGTATATCTTTGACGGAGGGGAGACAATCGAGTTGACGGACGAGCAGGGCAAGCAACTTGCCCGCATTACATCGCTGTGGGGCGACCCATCAGCACCGGACCAGACGGCTAAGTGGCTGATGGAAAATACGACCCTTACCGTATTCGACTTCGCAAAGGACTGACGACATGCCAGCACTGACGCCAGCAAACGACTTGGTACGCGCTCGCAATGTCAGTGCGTCAGAAGTGTACGCGCTGTTGGGGCACCATCCGTATTCGTCGCCAACCAAGATATTCGACCGACTTATGACGCCAGCGATGGACACGCACCAGCAGAGCGAAGCGATGGCGATTGGCTCATTCATGGAACCATACGTTGCCCGGTACGCTGCCCGTAAGTTGGGGTTGCGTGTCCGGGCAGCAACGCGTTCTGTGGAGTACAAAGGCAAACTGTATCGTCCGCTAACGGGCGAGTACGTTGGGGTCAATCTCTGCGCTACCCCTGACTACTATGTGTTGGGTCAACGCATGCTCATGGAAGTCAAGGTATCATCCATCCTGTATGGGTGGAATGAGGATGACATTCACCCACACTACGAATACCAAGCGCGAGCGCAGATGGCATGTACCAATCGGGATGTGTGCATCATCGTCGCATTGGTTGGAAGCGCATTCTTCCATATCCCCATTGTAAGGGACTTACAAAAAGAGGAGGTGATGCTTAGGGCAGTAGACAACTTTTGGTACTCGCACGTTATGACTGGCATCCGTCCCGAAGTGACGGAAACGCCGAGAGTCACAAAGATAACAGTGACTAGGAGTTAGAGACTGTGGCTACTCCCCTTCGTGGCGCGACTGTCGAGGACATCGTTCCCGTTATCCCCGCTGGTATCTACCCGGCAATCTTCCAGAGCATCGAGTCAGCGGAGAACGATAACGGTAAGTTTTGGCTCTGGCGGTTCGCTGCCCGCAATGGTGACGAGGATGTCGAAGTGACTGCCACGTCATCGCCTCGCATCACTCCCCGGACCAAGGCTAGCAAGTGGCTGGCTGGCATGGGTGTGAATGTGGAAGTTGGCAAGGACATCGACTTTGACTCGCTGCTCGGGATGCCGGTGCAGTTGGTCATTATCGTCAACGAAGCGGGATACTCCCGCATCGAGTCGGTGCTTCCGTTCCCGGCTGAGGGCATCAAGAAAGCCAAGTAGCACAAGCAAGCCAATCGAGAGGGTGGAGCGTTCGCGCTCTACCCTCTCTTTGCGTTGGGAGGGATAATGGTGCTAGAGGCTCGCATCAAGTTTGTGGTGGATGGCAAGCCAAGCAGTCAAGGGAGTATGACTGCCGTATACAACAGACGGCTAGGGGTAGCGCGGGTCAGGCATGTCAATGCTCCCGCGCTTTCGCTATGGAGGCAGCAATGCAGAGAGGCAGCAAAGATGGCAAAGGCAGAGGTATGGGATGGTCCGGTTGGGATCAAAATCTCATTCGGCATTGCGGCACCGATTAACCAGAAGCATGGATACCCTAAGCGTCCTGACTTGGATAAGTTGGTTCGTAGCGTACTCGATGCTCTTACTGGCACTTGCTATCGTGATGACTCGCAAGTAATCATGCTGACGGCTGAGAAGATGTGGCAACCTGTCACCATCATCGAGGTATGGCGGATTGAGAAGCAATCGACTCGCAGCACAGACTCACAGGCGACCCTCTGGACGGAGGATGCCGAAGGGATGGGCAAAGGTTAGGCGGCGCGTACTGGCGCGGGATAATGGTATCTGCTACCTATGCGGACATCCCGGCGCTGACAGCGTTGACCATGTAATACCCCATGCTCGCGGAGGCTCAGACGATTATTCCAATCTGAGGGCAGCGCATATGGGATGCAATGATAGGAAGCGAGCGAAGGTCATAATCGCGGTTCCTAGGAGAAGTCGCTTTGGGTAACATCATCCAATGGGGGGTCACTAATAGATGCCGGTATTGCAGGGGTACGGGTAGGAGGGGGGGTATTAAGGGGGGTAGTAGGTGCATCCACTGTCAGGGTACAGGGTATATACAACCCAACACATGCTGGCATATATGTGGGTGTAATAATGAGGTATCACCCCAACTGGTATTCATATGTATGGATTGTTATAATGAGGTGTGCGATTATCCAGCATCAGCGGGTGTAATAGAATGAAACAGAAATGTAATACACTTACATTCCAAACC